TTTGGTCAATAATTTATTTTGAAAATATTTATAAAAATAATAGAAAATCATATACAATACCGAAACTGCCATAAAATATTTAAAATAATCCCTCGTTTTGCTTTCATTATTTTTTTGAACAAAGCCGATGATATTTGCACCGATGTATGATATTATATTGGTTTGAAAAATGTTTATGATAAAACTAAATATCACCAACAATGTTGTATTCACGATTTCTTGTTTGAAAAATATTGAAAGCAAATAATTCACAATATTCATATTAGTATATGTATACATAAAGTTACTAAAGCATATGCATATATGGGGTGGTTTACATTTGTAATATAAAAACTACAAATGTAGAGTATAAAATCAGGTAAATTCATAAAATTAATATTATTATGTAAATAAAAACATAAAAAAGCCGCCCTAATAAATGTATGAACCAAAATAAAAAAATAATAGTAAAAAATTCACATAGTGCAAATACTATCGATGAAAAACATACCGAAATGTTGAATTATTTCCATGATTTAGAAATCAATGTTATTCCCCAATTAATAAAAGAAAAGAATCATTTGAAACATAAATTGAAAGAATTGGACAACAGTAAAATAGATATATGTATGGATATTCGCGATAAAATCACCAAAATCAAATTAGAAATTCAACAACTGAAATCAAAAAAGAAGGAATATTTGTTAGAGAATTCAAAACACATTTTTGAATATTTTGAAGAGAAAAAAAAAGTATCGAGCGGGGATAACAATCAAAATGTGAATATACTCAATTCTTTTTTTAAAATAAGAGCAAAAACCCAAGAATCTTCGAACCCGAATAGTGAAAAATATAGTCAATCGAAGAATTCATACAATAATTATTGGAAAAATGTAAATAACGAGATATTGAATATACATGATTTTGTGGTTCCGTCCGACGTATGTGAAGTATGTCATCAAGGAGAGCTTATTCCACAAGACGAAGAAGGCATTTTAATATGTAATAATACGAATTGCGGTAAATTCATTACATATATTGTAGACAGTTCTAAACCCACCAATAAAGAGCCACCCAATGAAGTATCATATACGGCATATATTCGTCTCAACCATTTTAAAGAGATTTTATCCCAATTTCAGGCAAAAGAAACTACGCAAATACCGGATGAAGTCATTTCGGCGATTCGAAATCGTATTAAGAAAGAACGTATTACGGATATGTCTCTCATTAATTACGATAAAATGCGCGATATTTTACGTAAACTAGGATTAAATAAATATTTCGAACACATTCAATATATAAATTCAATGTTTGGTATTAAACCGCCCATCATGAATGAAGAGTTGCATGAAACGTTGTGTGTTTTATTTATTGAGATACAGAAACCGTGGGCGGTGCATTGTCCGGCCAATCGCACGAATTTTTTCAACTATACCTATACATTGTATCAATTATGTGTTTTATTGGACCAAACACAATACTTACCATATATACCCATGATGAAGGACCGAGAGAAACAATTAGAGCAGGATATGATATGGAAGAAGGTATGCAATGACCTAGATTGGGAATTTTTTCCTACAGTGTAATAATGTTGTTCGCAATATTGCAAACAATATTATTTTTCATATACTGGAGTTTATACCGCGGCTAATTTAAGTCCACCGACCAAACTAGTTCCTAAACCAAATCCAGCACCTCCTCTCATGGAAGTTCCAATGGATGGGGCGAATGAATCTAAGATGGCGAATGCGGCGGCAGCAGTTAATGCAATGACTAAGATTTCTTCAACATTTAATGGTTTTCTTGGAGCAATTAATGCAACTAAACCAACGGCTAAACCTTCAATTAAGTATTTGATGATGCGTTTAATGAATTCGGTTAAATCGGCGTTCATACCTATTATATAATATTGCTAATATTATATTTTTATAGAAATTAGAAAATTAAAATGGAAATTCGATTTTTGTAAATAAAATTATATATTTATTTTGAAAAACACTTAAACATATTTTTTCCTAAAGATTATTCTAGGATGTCTTCATTCGAACGAAAAAATTTGGAAAATGGAAAACCTAATCCTAAATACATTGATTTATGTGATGAAGATACACCAATTGCTGGACAAAAATTCGTGTGTATGTCTTTTGTATCTCCTGAAAAGATTCTAAAGAAGCGCGAATTATTTATGTTTGACCAATTTTTAAAACAATATGATTTTACTAAATCTATGAATAAATTTTTGGATTTTGTCCATTTTTTATCCTACAAATATAATCTAAATGTCGAGGAAGTGATGAATGATTTAAATGAATTTTCGAAGGAAGAAGAAGCTAAATTAAAAGAAACTCCAGTGGACGATGATTTCAATACCTTTATGGATAAAAATGAAGATAGATTAGCCGTCCAATTCCAACGCGAAAACGCTTTCCAAACATCGGTAAGAGGTTTGAAAGTTCGTGGTGTATTTTCAACACAGGAAGAGGCCGAAATACAATGCAAGAAATTACGCGAATATGACCCAAACCATGATATCTTTGTAGGTCCAGTGGGTATGTGGATTCCATGGGACCCAGATGCTTACAAAACCGGACGTGTCGAATTTATGGAGGAAGAGTTGAATAAACTTCATCAAGAAAAGTTGAAGAACGAAACCAAGGCCAAACAAGAGTTCGAACAACGTATTAAAGATACGAAGAAGAAGGCGATTGAAGAAAATATTAAATTGGCCGAAAAATCAGGTAACGTATTGACCCAAACGATGGACGAAGAGGGTAATTTGATTGGTGTTCGCGAAAAGGTTGATTTCGAAGAACGCGAGGCGGCTGACGTGGAAACCACCAATATCCGTAATGAAATGTTACGTGAAACCATTCTAAAACAAGACGAAACCAAGGCCGCTGCTATAAATGAACAACGTGCCGATAGTATTCAAGTTGAAATGGACACTGACGTATAATATATTTACTTACGTGAATAAATATATTATTCTTCAAGATGAATTGAAAACAGTAGAAAAATATTACAAAAAATTGAACTACTTTTTCGAAAAACCTAAATAAAAGAACCCACCAAAAACCAATCTAAAAATACTTAAATGTCCGCAATAACCCAACGTGAAATTATTGACCTCAGTTCAATCGAAGATAACCCGACTGTCTTTGTTGTTCCTACTTCTAGGGTCAATATTATCCGCCGCTGTTCCTTTTGCCAATCTACCGGTCACAATATTCGAAAATGTAACCATGCCGATATTGAAAAATTACATAGATGTGCTCAGTTTATGTATTTAACTACCTGCCGTTATTTACGAAGTAATCCAACTGCAGAAAAAACTCATAAAAAATGGATAAATAAATTATCTATGAGTGATTATAAAATCTTAGCAAAATTAAATCAATTGGATTCAAATCCGCGAACAACTTTCAACGAGTATAACGAAAAATTGCATACGTATTACCTTGGGTATGCTGAAAATGAATTACGTAACGACCATTCAACCAATCCAAGACCAATTATTGATATATATTTTCAAGAAAATTACGACTTATTCAGCCGACTTTTCACGAATGTAGGCAATCTTTCATCAAACCTAGACGCAATGAGTTTTGCTATAAATAAATTAAATATCATTATACAAAACAGTGGACGAAATCTCTTAAACGGGAGCCGTATTCGATATTGGTTAAATAATCATATGGAGTTCTATTACCGTGTTCATCAATTATCAAGCGGTATTGCAAAAATGCCAATAAAGACAAATCATAATTTATCTTTGATGAAGGAAACTCATGACGAATGCCCAATCTGTTATACCGATATGACGAATGACTCGATGGTTCAACTTGGCTGCAGCCATTCATTTTGTGGCGACTGTATCATTGGTCAAATCAAATCAACGAACAAATTAACGGTCGATTGCGCGATGTGTCGCTCTACCATTAAAGAATGCAGTAGTGCATCAAACCAATTATTACAAAAAATAACATCAACTCTTGCTTAAAAAATAAAAATAAAAAATAAAAAGTGGGTCTTTTGACTCATTTTTTATTTGATTGTCCATCCTTTTACCTTGTCCATCATTTACCTTGTCCATCCTTTTACCATTTACTTTTTTTAACATTAATGGCCGGTGCCGCGTTTTTCTTTTTGGTTTTGCTAGGGTCGAACGCTTCATCTTCGTCATCAGACCCCATCATTTTAGACGCTTCCCAAAATTCTTTCGAACCCAGTTTAAAATCCGGTCTACTTTCCGCTTTATACCAAAAAATCTGGTCCTGTAATTTGTTCGATTTCGAATTATTATTGATGACTAAACATTCGTAATTCTCGGTGGTTTGGTCCATTACCGAATTAAATGATTCAAAGGTAGGAAACATGGATGCATAATTCTCCCATATTCTTTTTCGATTTGTCATGGTGGGCTCTCTCAATATAAAAACATAATCTATATTTGTTCGCAGATTGGGTGGAATACCTAAAGGATATTGCATTGTAATGACCAACATCACTTTCCAATGTCTCCCGTTCATAAAAAGAGCACGCATCAATTTATCTTTGGTCCAGGTTTGGTCATACAAACAATCATCTAAAATGACGAATGCCCGGGGGTCAGTGGTTCTTCTAC